TTAAGCCCGCTTCCAAAGCTGATGGTTATGACAAAAAAGCAAGCGGCGGTGTTTTGGTTGGGCCACCAACTTCTGTTGCACCAGGTCATGCTATGGCTAAAGGTGGTAAATCATGTAACAAAGGCGGCGCAACTTGCAAAGCCAAAGGCGGCATTATTGAAAAGGCTACGGGTGAGAAATATCCAAGTCGCAAAGAAATGATTAAACATGAGCGCAGTGAATCGCCACGCGAGCGCAAAGAGGAAATGGTTAGAACTTCTGAAATTAAAGGTAATATTCCTGCAATTGCTCAAGCTAGACCAATGCCTGCGCCAGCCCGTAAACGAATGCCTGTTGCACCACAAGGCCCATTAATTGCTTTAAAAGAAGGCGGAAAAATTCCTAAAGTAGCGCAAGCTAAAGTAGGAAAAGTAATGGGCGAATACAAAGAAGGCAAGCTACATGCTGGCAGTAAAAAAGGCCCTGAAGTAACCAATCCTAAGCAAGCTATAGCAATTGCTTTGTCTGAAGCTAGAAAGAAAAAATAAAGTAAGTTTGTTTTTGTCGTATAATTGAAAAAACTGGGCTTACTGTATCAGAAGCCATATTGACGTTATTTTGGAGTTGGTATGGCTTTTTCTAACAGTATCAGTGGCACAACATTTTCAGCATTAAAAGTTGTAGATCATGCGTTTCGGCGTTGTCGTTTGCCTGCTCAGGGCATTACAGCTGAAATGCAATCTTACGCCTTAGAGTCTCTTTATTTATTTTTATCTGAATTGGCAAGCATCAAAACACCTAGTTGGTGTATTGAGCAGGTAATTCTGCCGATGTATGAAAATCAACAAATTATTCCTCTGCCATTAGGTACCGTTGAAGTTTTAAATCTTAACTATCGCACTTTGCAAGTGGTGTCAGGTGAAACAGTTGAAAGTTCAACTGAATACTTAGTTAACTTCACTAATCAAACCACTGTCAATACAGTAGGCATTAAATGGTCTGCTGCTTCTGTGCCGTTGACTTTTCAAGTTAGTACCAATGGATTGGTTTGGATCACTGTTGATTCGGTTGATGTTGCCGCTACTGCTGGCGAAATTACTTGGTTTGATATTTCTGGTGCGTTGCCTTATCAATACTTCCGTATTACATCTGCGTCAGCCATTAATTACAGCACCATTACTTTAGGCAATATGCCTAATGAAATTCCACTAGGCGAATTAAATCGTGATTCTTATGTAAATCAAAATAACAAGGTTTTTCCATCTAGACCTAATTCGTATTGGTTTCAACGTGACATACCACAGCCTGTCATTAATTTGTGGCCTGCTCCTTTTTTAGCTGCAGAACAAGCGCAGTTAATTGTTTGGCGGCATCGTCAGATTATGGACACTGAAAACTTGCAACAAGAGGTGGAAGTGCCACAGCGTTGGTTAGAAGCGATTGTCAACGGTCTTGCAGCTAAAGTTGCTATTGAAACACCTGCTGTTGACGCTCAATTAATTCCTGTTTTGGATCAAAAGGCGGCTATGTCATTGCAACGCGCTTGGGATGGTGATAATGATGGAAGTCCTATTTTTATTAATCCTGGCATTGGGTGCTACACCAAATGAGTGTTTTTATTGATCCAACAGGTGAGCCTACGTATGGTATCGGTATTTGCGCCAGATGTTCGCGCAAGTTTCCACTTGCTGAATTGCAGCCAGACCCAAACTATCCGGCGTTAATGTGTTGCAAAGAAGACATAGACGAATATGATCCATATCGTTTAGCTCCGCGCCAACCCGATCAAATAGTATTGCCATTTGTGCGGCCAGATTTACCATTGAACACTCATCCTGCTGGCTTAATTCAAGAAGCAGGCAATGAATTTATTATTGCCGAAAACGGCGATGACTATTTGGAGATTTAAGGGATGACAGACGTACCAAGTAATCTTATCCCAACAAGAGTAACGCAGTTACCCACTGCGCCAATTGCATCAGAAGATGGTTGGTTGTTATTTGTTTATAATGGGAATTCATACAAAGTCAGAGCAGGTGATCTGTTAGCTGTAGCAGGTGTTCCAACATCAAGACAAGTAATTGCTGGCACTGGCATGTCTGGCGGTGGTGCGCTTTCTTCGAATGTGACGTTAAGTGTGGCAGTTGGCGGGATTGGCTCGACTCAACTTGATAACACAGGTGTTGCGTCTGGTGTTTATGGCTCACCTACTCAAATTCCTGTTTTTACGGTTGATTCCAATGGCCGTTTAACTTCTGCTACAACAGTCGCGGTTGAGGTTTCAGGTTATATACCAGAAAGTCGTCAAGTTATTGCTGGAACAGGTTTAACAGGCGGTGGCGCATTAAATGCTAACGTTACGCTGAATGCAAGTTTTTCAGACAGCGCACCACTGAATGGTACAACTTCGGGATTATCTGGAATAGCTACCACAATCTCTCGATCAGATCATCAGCATCCATCGGTTGATTTAGCTGATAACACTGAAGTTCAAGGATTGTTAGGATTAAATCATGGTGGTACTGCTAAAAGTTTAGTGCCTGATGCTGGCGCTATCATTTGGTGTGGCGCAGACGGTCTTTATGTTGGGCCATCAGGCTCATTAGGTCAGGTTTTAATATCTGGCGGCACAGGTGAGTATACTTGGGGTTCTGCTTTAGTTATCACCGATCAAAATGCCAACTTGGTGTATGCGGGGCCATCTGCAGGCGCTGCTGCACCAACCGCTTTTAGGTATTTAGTTAATGCGGATCTTCCTAATTCTGGTGCTATTGCAGGATCTTACGGCTCATCATCTTCAATACCTGTTGTTACAGTCAATTCAAAAGGTGTCATCACATCTATTTCATCTGTCAGTTTTACAGGTGGTTTAGCTTACCAAGGTTCTTGGAATGCTTTGACAAATACGCCAACATTAACGTCAAGCACAGGCACTAATGGGCATTATTATGTGGTTTCTGTGGCCGGAACAACCAACTTAGACGGCATAACAGATTGGCAAGTAGGTGACTGGGCCATATTTAACGGCACAATTTGGCAAAAAATTGATCAAACCAACTTGGTAAGTTCAGTTAATGGTTATACAGGCGCTGTTACGTTAACCTATTCAGATGTTGGCGCTCCTAGCGTATCTGGAACAAATGCAACGGGTACGTGGGGCATTAGCATTAGCGGAAACGCTGCCACTGCTACTTCAGCAACAACTGCTACAAATATAGCGGGTGGTGCGGCCAATAAAATTGTATACAACAGCGGATCAGGTGCAACAACATTCATTGATGCACCTGTAACGACTGGTCATTACTTAAAATGGAATGGCACTGCGTTTGCTTGGGATGTTGCTGGTACAGGCACTGTAACATCTGTATCAGGAACTGGCACAGTTAATGGTTTAACGCTGACAGGCACTGTTACAGCTTCAGGAAGCCTTACTTTAGGTGGTACTCTTGATTTATCGAGTCCTCCAGCAATTGGTGAAACAGCTCCGTCAACAGGTAAATTTACAACATTAACTTTGACAAATGCTTTAGGGGTTGCATATGGCGGAACTAATATTACGTCTTACACTATTGGTGATCTGCTTTATGCGTCTGGTAGCACAGCATTATCTAAACTTGGGCTTGGAACTTCGGGATACGTATTAACCGCAGGCGCTTCTGCTCCACAATATGTTGCTCAGTCAAGTTTATCGGTAGGATCTGCCACAACTGCAACTAGCGCAACTACTGCTACTAACTTAGCGGGTGGCGCTGCAAGTCAAATTCCATATCAATCTGGGTCTGGCACTACTACATTTTTAGCCAACGGTATTGCTGGCCAAGTTTTAACATCTGCTGGAGCTAGTGCGCCTACATGGGGCGGAATTAATGGAGGTACTTTCTGATGATTGCCAAAATTATTCAAAAAACGTTTGATATTCGTAATAAAAGCCATGCTAGGCATTGGACTACAGATTCATACTCTGAACACCAAGCATTGGGTGAATTTTACGATGGCGTAATTGATCTGCTTGATAGTTTTATTGAATCGTATCTCGGAACATTTGGAAAAAATGAAGAAATTCCTGATGATACAACCAAAATTACTGAGGCAATACGCGAACAATTAATTTGGATCAACGAAAATCGCAATGATATAGCGAATGGCGTACCTGCACTTGAAAACATTTTGGATGAAATGGCGGGTTTGTACATGCGTACATTATTTAAACTTGAAAACTTGAGGTAACGCTATGTCGGCTACTGGATATACACCTATTCAACTTTACAGAACAACAACACTAGGCGCAGCACCATCTGCTGTCAATTTAGCGGCTGGCGAATTGGCAATCAATATTAACGATGCTGACATGGCACTGTACGCCAAAAATAACACAGGCAATGTAAAGCGTTTAATTAACAACCCAGCCGGATTAAAATATCCAACTGCTGATGGGACAAATGGTCAAGTAGTTAGCACTGATGGCGCAGGTAATTTGTCGTTTAGCACACCATCGGCGGGCATAACCGCTGGCAAGTCCATCGCATTCGATTTAGTTTTCAGTATTTAAGAGGAATTTCAAATGGCAGCGCCGAACATTGTAAATGTAACATCTATCTACGGGAACAGCGCGTCTGTTTCTTTATCAACTACATCAGCAACCCAACTTGCATCTAATGCAGCTTCTAGCGGTACTGTGCTTAAAGTCAACTCGATTGTAGTGGCTAACACCAACGGTACATCTGCGGCTAATATCACAATCAACTTGTACAGCGCAGCGGCTTTGGGGGGTACAGCATTCCCTATTGCTTCTACGATCTCAGTTCCGGCTAACGCATCGCTGATTATTACTGACAAAACCACATCGTTCTATTTGCTTGAGAACCAATCTATTGGCGCAACCGCAGGTACAGCTAACTACCTGACCGTGACCGCCTCTTGGGAAACTATTGCATAAGGACTAGATCATGTCGATGAGATACCTAGCCGGGTATATCTCGGCTTCATACAATCCGCTTAAGGTGTCGGATGCGCCTACTATCGGTGTTGCTACTCCGGGTAGCGCTCAGGTCAGTGTAGCATTTACTGCGCCATCTAATGTGGGTGGTGGGGCTATTACAAGCTACACTGTTATCGTAACAGACTCTTCAAGCGGTGCTACATTCAGTGGCACAGGCGCTTCATCGCCTATCGTGGTCACAGGTCTAACAAACGGTAACACCTACACTGCTAAAGTATTCGCCACTAATGCCTAT